TGAAGTTCTTCTGACTCGATTTGCCAGAGATCATCGAGGTCGTTACACACCGAGGCGGAAGCAACCTGTGGTTGGGAGACACGCCGATGTAGGCGATACGAATAAACTCTTCTTGATTCCTCATTCCGAGATTACCGAAATAAGGAGTAAAGCCGATCAGAATAAATTCAATAGGAATACCATTGTCGTTTTTATCTACGATTGCTGAGTCGGGATCAACATCGGATTTCCAACGACGAGCTTGAAGATCGATACGAAGAGTGTGCGGAGGAAGATTGCAAAGAATTTCGTCTTCCGAAAAATTGCCAGCGATAAATACCATGGTTAGTTAGTCCGAATCAAAGAGAAAAATCAATAGAACCGAGAGCAGCAGCGGCCACTGTTCCTTTTTCTGGATCAGCAGCTTTCTTAGGAGTTGTTTTAGAGGACTTAGGAAGGTACATAATTTTATCAACGTTATAGTTCAAATACAACTTCTCGTCTTTCTCGCTCGTTGAAACTTTACCAACGGCAATTGTTGGCGTTCCAGGAGCAAGTTCGGAGAGTTGTTTTGAAAGCTCGGCCCATGCGGTGACTTTTGCCCACGAGGTTTCGCCGTTTTCGTTTGGCCATGCCAACGAACGGTTTGTCACCGTAGTGTCGTTAAGTTCCACTTCATCGGCTTTAGGTCCAAGTCCCCCGGTGATCATGAAAAGATTGACGGCCAGAAGATCGTCAAAGTTTTCGTTTGTCACAACCAGGATCGGTTGCATTTGAAGAACACCATCGATGGTTGGCCGCGTGGGACCCACAGCCAAGATTGTTTGGTTTTCTTTAAGTTCTTTAAGTAGTTTTCCTACATAATGACTTTTCTGTTGAAGCAGTTGTACTTTTGTAGGAACTCGTTTGTCGCTTGCTGGTAATGATTCAGCGAGGACATTTAAAACTCCTTCATTCTCATCAGCTTCTGCTGTTATTCGCAGACCCAGAAGAAAGACGTTCATTTTTGAGTTTTCTGTAAATTGTTGAACGATGGACGTTTAGGGCCTTGGCAATCTGGTTTACACCAGTCCCTTGGCCTCGGTAGGCTAGTAGCAATTTGGTGTCTCCGCAAGTAAGCTTTGAGTTTTTGGATATATGATATTCAAAATGATAAGGATTTATACATTGTTTATTTTTACATTTAAGCTTAGTTGTTAATCTACCTTTAGGTATGTCTAAATACTTTAAAATAACATCTTTAACATAAAAACGTTTAGAAAATAAGTAAATACAAGGACAATTATTTGTATATTTTTCTTCCCATAATTCGCAACAATTGTGTTTGAATTTGTTGTAAGTTAACTTTTCAAACAGTAACGATAAACCTGTTTCTTTACAAGTTTCATATTTAAGTTTAAACTCAGTTGCATCCAGTGCACGTAAAATGTCACAAGATTGCGCCTGAGCATGGTTTGTGTCTAAAGCTTTAATATTTATGTTTAAGTAAGCGTCGTTTTTAAACAACGCTAAAGTGTAATTATTTATGTTTAACACAGAAATTTAAAATTTTATGTAAGTTTAACCACCGAATCTAGTTTTGTACTCGGCGCTAGAAAGTAAATCTCTTTTTATAGAGTCTAATTCCTCATCTGTAAATCCTCCCTGTGAACGTGGATCTCGGGAACCAAAATAAGATAAACCTTCTGGATCAATATCCCTTTTTAAAACGTCTCGATATAAATTAGTAAGTTGTTGTTCTTTCTTTTCCGGAGACTGAAAAATATCCGATTTAATATCTTCTAAACTAGAGCCTGAGAGTTCGTAGTGTTGCAAGCCTTTTACATCAGCTTCGCGTCCTAAAACTTCTTTATAAATATTTCTAATCCCCGTTTCCCGTTCATTTACGGGAGCAGGTGTTGGAGCAGGTGTTGGAGCAGGTGTTGGCGCAGGTGTTGGAGCAGGTGTTGGAGCAGGTGTTGGAGCAGGTGTTGCTGCACCCGTTTTTGCTTTGTATTCTGCGCTGCTTAGCAAATCGCGCTTAATGGATGATAATTCTTCATTCGTAAATCCTTCAGCGGCCCGTGGATCCCGACCACCGTAGTAGGATAATCCTTCTGGATCGATATCTCGTTGAAAAACATCTCTATATAAAGTATTTAATTGTTGTTTTTTTCTTTCTGGTGATTCTGCTAAAACCCCATAAAGAGACGGTAAATCTAAATTAGAACCCATGTAGTGCTTCAACCCTTCTGGATCCGGCTCTCGGCCCAATACTGTTCTATACAGCGTATTAATATCGGATTCTCGTTGAGATTTTTGAGGCGCCTGTGTAGCAGGTGCAGTCTGAGTTGGTGTAGGAGTAGGAGCAGGCGTCTGAGTTACGGCTTGAGGAATAGGAGCTGCCGAACCAGCAGCTGCTGCTTCTTTTTGCCTTAAAGTTACTTCAGGCGTCATTGAAACGTTCGATCGTCCCAGACGACCACCACGTTGCGTTTTAGTTCCAAATTTTATGTTTAGTTCGGGAAAGTACTCCCCTAAAACAAATTCTGTTCCGCCCGCATCGTCCTGCTCCTCAACCATTGGCAGATTGAAGCCAAAAGTCTGACCCGCTAAATTTATGTTGAATCTGCGAGGAGCCACAAACTTAAAACACGTCTAACTCGATTATAAACGCGTTTATGCTTTATCGTTCCTTTCAAAAAATCTTCTCAATGAGTGCCCACGCTTGACCACCATGTCTAAAGTTTTTAAATTTAAGATTGCTTCTTCGTATGTTCTATATGTTTTTGCTAGGTCTTTATCCTTTACATAAGTTACTACAGTTTGGTCAGAAAGCATAGTGCTTACAAACTCTCCTTTTGGACTTACAATAATCCAAACCTCCCTAAATTTTAAACCAGTCTGCGAGGCCATCTCGGCTTCGGTGTAGAGTCGAGAGTTCTTTAGCAGTTTAAACGTATTTGTAGTTACGAAAGTATTTTTTTCGTTTTTAATGAGTGTTTTGATTTTGTGTTGCCGTTTTAGCGACCTGGCGTGGTTACTGGCACGTAATGGAGAATCGAACTCTTCTTTCAGCACATAGAGGGAATTTTCACCTGTAATGACACCAAAGTATTTATCTCCGTGCCTAACGGTAAAAATCTCTTTTTCGGGGGATTTAGGAAGTTCTAAAAGAAAATCGGACATTACTTGGCTGCCCATGAGTCGCCTACATTAGCATCTGCAACTGAGGGAACCGTCTTCAAAACCTTCTGTGCGGCTTCAACCATAATTTTTTCTAAAAGATTTTTATATTCTTCTGCCTTGTGCTCTATTACTTCTAGAACTATTTCGTCGTGTACACACGCCACCATGTACGCTTCATCATTTAGATACTGATTAAGTTCTGCGATAGCGATTTTTAAGATGTCCGCTCCTGATCCTTGTATAAGCGTGTTGGCGCTGCACATCATTGTGGCGTCGTCGTAGCTCAGCAGTCTTCTACGGCCACAGGCTGTTCGAGTAAAAGCCCAACCGTCAGCGACCAGAGCAGCTCGCTCCTGGTGCCATTCTCGCAGCCGTGGGTATGCCGCATGGAATGCTGCGTGCGCCACTTTGGCTTCAGACAGCGAGATTATCTTTCCGCTTTGAGCTGCATACGTCTTGTATTTTCTAAAGCCCATACCGTACTGAAGCGCAAAGTTCAGAGTTTTACCGTCTTGTCGTTCCTCCTTCGTAACTTCTTTAATGTCTTTTTTGTAAATCAAACTAGCTGTCAAAATGTGCAAATCTATGTTTTCGTTAAACGCTTTTTTCATCTGAGGGATATTAATCAATTCGGCGCCAAGCCTCAGCTCGATCTGCGCCCAATCGCAAATAACGAGCTTGAATCCTTTTGTAGCTGTAAAAATTTCTCTGAAGTCTTTTGACCGAGGTATCTGTTGAATGTTTACACCAAAGACGGTTTTGGTTTTTGTTTTCGCGACTTTAGGGGATCCGCTACTCGTAAATCTTCCAGAGTTAGCTCCGAACTGATTGTATCCAGAATGAATCCTATGTGTAACAGGGTTAACGTTGTCTATTAATTTGTCTACGTGCTCTAAACGCGTTTCTATTTTTGCTCGTTCTCTATATAAATTCAAAGTTGGGTCCTGGCTGTCAAATTCGGATAACGCAATTTGATTTAATGTAAATTTCCCCGTATCTGCGTTTATGGGAAGTTCGATTCCCGCTTCAGTAAACGCAGAAATTACTTGTGCAGTGGAGCCAGGGTTAAATTCTTTACCTGCTTTTTTACCAATGAGTACCAAACCATTCTCCCCACGTGGCAGTTTCTTTTCTACTGGTAAACGTCTATCTAAACTCTCTACGAACTCAGTATTAACTGCATTTAAGTCTTCTGTTATTTTACTTTTTAATGCCTTTAATTTTGTAACATCTACATTAAATCCCCTGTAGCACATTTTTGCTACTGGGCGAATACACTTTGATTCCAACGTGTAAATATCTAAGAGGTTTTCCTCTTTCATTTCCTGCAATTGACCGGCAGCAATTGCAGGCAGAATATCAACGTCTTTGGAAGCGTATTCGATTTGCTCAAGAGTCAATTCAGGTTGACTCCAATCAGTAAGTCGCTGTTCTTTATCTATCTCAAGTTCTAATCGCCTTTCTGCTACGGCTTTTAAAGAACACGAGATGTCAGCAAAATATTGTTTGTTCTTTTGCGGTGATACTTTTTTCTCTTTAAACCCTGCTCGTAACACACGTTCGGCAATGTACGTATCGAATACTTTGTTTCGATAGTCAATACCTAACAAATACAAAAACTGTAAGTCAAAGTTGGCGTTGTGTAAAACCAATAACTCTCTAGATTCAATTAGGTGTTTAAGTTCTTCGGATACATCTAATTTGAATAAATCAAAAACGTAAACTGTTCGATCTTCGACGGTAGGATCTGCTTCGCAAACTTGTAGTAAGCGTATTTTTGCAATTCCAGCTTGGAGCCCCGTGGTTTCAGTATCAAGGCAGAGCTTTAATTTCGGCTGGAGTTCACAAATAGCCTGCTGTGCTTCCTGATCGTTTGTCAGATAAACAGTTTTCATGGAGAAAAAAAGCTCCCCGACAGGCGAGGAGCTGATGAT